GGACCCGCTTCGGCGGGGTTTTTTGTTATTAAACATATTGTCTATTTAATAAAAATGGCAACAAATCAACAGAGGCAGATTTAGATCCAGCTGATGCAGTTTTATCAGCTTGAGCAGCTGGTGCAGCAACTGGCGATCCTGTATTAGTTTGAGCAGGTGCAACAACTTGTGCGGATGAATTAGGCGCTGGTCTTGAACCAGCTATGAGAGCCTCATATATTTTATTTTTATAACCCGTATTTGTTGCTCTCATATTTGTATCTACATTACTAAGCTTGTTTCCCGTTACCCATTGATTTATAGCTTGTTCTAATGGTAAACCAACATAAATTTTTGGTGCTCCATTTGTTCCAGATAACAAAGCTCTTTGTGCGTTTACTCCATCCTCTAGCGTTGGGAATCTAGCAAATTTTCCTTTAACTGTGCCTACTCCTCGGCCAGTTGTATCTAATTCTCCACCAAAAGACTTTTGCCAAGATGAGTATAACATGGCACCAGGATTGTTCAAATCATAAGTTAAAGAACCTGGTTTAAATCCTTCAGATTCTCTTTGCTTTTGCATGAATATATCTTGTTGTTCTCTTGTTAAATCATTAAAAGTGGTTTTTGAGGGATCTATAGTACCCATTTGCGATGGTGATGACACAATATTTGGTGATGTTGATGATGGTGTTACAGATGATCTTTGATTAGCTGGTTTTTCTGGTATAGCAAGAAGTCCATATTTGGCAAATGTGTAATCTTTTAATTGAATTGGATTATTATTTTCAGGATCAACTGATTGGCCATTTACCATAATTTGATAATGAAGGTGTGGGCCGGTTGAAATTCCAGTTGATCCAACACGACCAATTAATGTTCCTGCTTCAACGTCCTCACCATTTGTTATTAAATGATTTGACATGTGACCATAATAAGTTTGTAAACCATTTCCATGATCAACAATAACCCAAGTGCCAAATCCTGAGTTTGGTTTACCAATAAAAGCTTTTCCTTTTCCGGTAGAATAAATTGGATCTCCTGTTTGGCCTTTAATGTCTATACCCCCATGAATTTGTTGTTGGCCAGTTACAGGATTAGTTCTGCTTCCATAAGAACTAGAAACTATATTTTCTCCTGTTCTACGGGTTGGCGGCGATCTGGTTGGTGTTATTGGTCCTGTATTAGTGGCAGGACCATCTTGAGCATAGTTCATTGGATTTTGTGCTTCGATGTTAGCCTTAATAGCTGCACCTAAATCCGCATCCTCTTGAGCTGCAACATCTATATTTAAAGAATCTTCTATTTGTTTAGCAAAATTTTTATTCAACAATGAATCTTTATTTCTATTAAAAGAATCTCTTACTTCTTTTTCAATTTCATCTTTGTTGTCAAAAATTAATTTTTTAAAATCTAAAGTTTCAAAAGAAGATTTTAATTTATCATACAAATCTCCACCAAGATTAGATAAAGATTTTAATGATCCACTAATAGATAAATCAAAAGATTCCTCTAGTTTTTTATACCCTAAAGTCATAGCTGCACCTACAGCAGCAACAGCAACTATTAACAAGAACATACTACTTTCTTTTTCTGTTTCCATTTTAGCTGGGCTAGAAGTATCACTTATGCTGACACTTCTAATACTTTTATCTGCAATTATTGCTGGAGACACTTTTTCTAATCTAGCAAGTTTATTAATTTCTCGTTTCATCAATAAAAAATTAATTGCAATAGATTCTAATTTTTCACTATTTTTTGCAAATAATTTAAAATCAGTATCTATGTTTTTCAAAACCCTATCTCCTGGAGAAGCGGCTTTTTGAGCTTTATACGCCTTTAATTTTGGAAACAAAGCAGTCAATAAACCGCCTTGGGGTAAGATTCTTTTAAAATCCAGCTTCTCTTTCAGTCTCTCTTTAGCTGCTCCACCTAATGAGCTAAAAACACCTTCACCAGCTTCACGGCGAGACTTAATAATATCGGTGAGTGAATTATTTTCCATATAAATTGTTATGTAGAACGGTAAGCTAGTTCAACTTTACCAGCATTTGCCATCCTTACATTATCCGGGTGATAATTACTAATAGGAGAATCAATTCTACGTCCAATAAAACCTTGATTTTGGCCAGGACCATCTTGAGCACTCATAAGATTTTCATTCGCATTAACAATTTCACCAATTTCATCAGTTTCACTTTTGGCAGGCGGTGTCATTGGTATCATTTGAAACTCACCTACATCATCACTTGGTGACACTGGCAATGGAGATGTTGGTGTGATGCTAGGACCAATGCTAGTAGTACCAGCTGGTAAATTAATAACATTTGTGGGTGTAAAGGACATCTCTCGCATACCTGCACCGGCAGCTGCATCTTCAGCATCTATATTACTAGATAGTAAAGTATCATTAGCTTGATTAGCTTTAACTTTTTGTTGTGGCACCAATTCTTGAACATAGTTCATTGATGCAGCAACAGAACCTAATGTAGCGTTTGTTATTCCATATTGTTTATTTTTTTCAATAAAATCAATAATATTTTGTTTTTTATTTCCTGTAAACATTATTTGATAATACTTATTGAATACTTCTATACCTTTTTCACCAATTAATCCAAATTTTTTCAGTTCTTCTATTGCTAGAGTTTTATCTTCTGGATCATTAGATTCTAAACCTTTTTTAATAAATTCGGCAACTTGTGGTTGCATCGTTTGTTTTAAAGATAAATTGATTTGTCCTTTAGGCCCAGCAACAGCTCCAGGTTGACCACTTTGTTGCGCTAAACGCAATGCACGCAACCTTTCTTTTTCAGGGTCAGTTAGAGTTCCTTCATTTTCTTTTTCAATCAAACTTTTCAATTCATCACTTATTTTTTTACCTTTTATATAATCTTTAGACAATTGATATAAAGAATAAAATATTCCGGCGGCTAAAAGTAGTGCAAGACCTGCTTTACTAAACACCAAACTCAATAAAGGTTTTAATATTGACAATAAAAAAGCGGAAGCTATTTTGACTCCTGTGAATAGACCTTTAAAACCAGTAACGATTCCGGACACTATTTTTCCAGGTAAATCTAATAATATTTGAGTTAGTTTTGTTCCTATATCGTTAAAAATTCCAGTTATCTTCTTTAGCAAATCTCCAATTGGATTTTGTTTTTTCTCTTCCTCTTTTTCCGGCTCTAATGCATTAGTTGTTGCGTTACTAGCTGTAGTTTTTGCAGTAGTGGATGTTACTCTTGATACAGGCCTAATTTTTTTTCTAGCTTGCATAGCCTTAACAATTCTTACTAAAGTCTTTCTCATAAGATTGGTATCTTTCTGAATCAAAGGCAAAGCCATACTATTTTTTGATATAATTTTTGTGCTAACACTTATGGAATCTAATAGTGATTTGGATGATGATAAAGAATCACCACCTCCGGCAGGAGCAGCACCAACTCCAGCACTTTCGCCTGATTGAGTGTTTAAAAGTTGAGCTTTATATGCCCTAAGTTTTGGAAATAAAGCAGTTAATAAACCACCTTGAGGCAGAGCTTTTCTGATATCCAGCTTCTCCTTCAGTCTCTCTTTAGCTGCTCCACCTAATGAGCTAAAAACACCCTCACCAGCTTCACGGCGAGATTTAATGATATCTGTAAGTGAACTGCTTGTTGTGTTTTTATTTGAAGAATTGTAGTCTTTTTTTCTAGTTTCTTTTTTGATATCTTTAATGATATCTTTTTTCAGTCTATTATATTCTTCTTGTTCTTCTGGTGTACGGTCTATTGCCATTTCCTATCTTCTTTGTTGGTTAGCAGCTTTAACTTTCTCATTTTCTTCTTCAAGATATCGTATTAACATATTCACATAGATATCTTTTTCCCAGGGAATCATATTTTCCAACTCTGTCAAACTATACTTGTGGTGTTGCATTAGAGCAAAGTTTGTTTTATAATGATTACCTAGATTATCATAACGAAATATTAACCGAAAAAATTTTGTATGCCTTCTACATCAATTTTTTCTTCGTATCCACATTTTCCACATTTAAAATCTAAAATCTTTTTCATTTTTGGCATAGTATCAAAGAATTGTTTAATGTTCTCCAAATCTTTTGATTGCAATGTTTCCAAAAATTCAACCAGCTCTTCTTTTGTGCTATCTTTGGCATAATACAAATTATCTTCATCGTAAATGTAATCAATACAACTAACAATCATTTGCAAAACAGTTTCAAAATTTTCTTGATTATCCACATTTGTGATAACATCCATTTTTGGATATTTCATAACAATACCAAGCTTATTGTTTATTTCAATTTTATTTGAATGGTTTTGATCCATCTCAGGTAGAATTTCCAAAACATTCACATCAATTTCCACTTCGTTACCACATTTGTGTTCTTTTCCATCATCCTTTATGATATTATTATTGCATTTATATTTTAACTGAACAATCTCACTGATAGAGCGAGCTCTTAAATTCAAGAATAACATTTCAATATCAAACAAAGGCAATGAATCAATATCGGTATCATCAAGGATACAGTTATTCAAAACCTGTTTGATTGTTGTGATTGTGGATTGAGGATCATCCGATTCTGAAGCTATTAGAAATAACTTCTCCTCTTTGACAGTGAAAGGTCTAAATTTTACTTTCTTATCTGTTGAAAATAATTTAACCTCAAAAATAGGCACATCAATTTTAGGTAAAGCCATAATTACTCCATATTAATTAATTAAAAATCTTGATCTAGCACCAAATAGTTCATTCAATTTTGCGGAAACATCGCCTGCGCTACCAAATTGTTCATCATAAATTACTTTATATCGTTGATAAGCAAAGTTAACAGTTAATCTTTGAAAATTATCATCACTCCAAGATAATGGTTGTGGAGCTATACCGATTGGAAAAGCATCAACTAGTTGAATAGCATAAATTCTGTTTACAGTTTCATCATACTGTGTTATGGTAATATTGGTTAGATAGCTGCTTGTAGCGCCTTTAGGAAACCTAACATTATTCGTATCAGAAGGAATAATAGCTTCAATCCATCGGTCAAATATTTTACGCTCAGCATAATCATTTGTGCAAAGAAAAGTCAAGTTCATATCTGCATAATTTGTTAGATATGGGACTTGAAAGCCTGGACCATATATCTTCACCTTTTCTGTCACTAAACTTTTTCCTGGCATCTCTGCATTTTCACACATCATAGCTAAATGTCGTGTTGTTTCAGGATTAGCTGTCAATGCTTGTCTACTAATTGGATCTTGCCCAATAAATGTTCCTATAAACGAAGGCAGTGCAAAAGTTATATCTTGAATAACACTATCTCTTAGAGCAACAAGTTTATCAACAATACTATTTGTTACAAAATTATTGATGTATTGTGGCAAAGGAACAATCACATCATATCGGCTAGCTTTAGCTAATCCGCCACGCTTATTGACCTGTGATAAAAACTTATCTGGTGAAAATGACATTAGAATTTTTTCCTTGATTCCGACCAAACTTTTGAGCTTGAAGCTCCAATGAAACTTTCAAACGGCAACAACGCAGCAATATCCCACTCATCAGCTTCAATCTTTAAAAATCTACTTTCTATGTTTGAATAGAGGTATCTTTTTAGGCAAGCTGATTGTTCGTATATTTTTCCTGCAGCTTGTAATGAATCGTAAGTTAATCGTAATCTTGTTGTTTTATCATATTTTGAATTTGTGGCAAATTCACTAAGTTTATCTAAAAGGACGATTCGTTGCTTTGGGCTAATGTAATGCAAATTCAACCCTAAAAAACCATTCTGGTATTGTTCAATTGGTAAAACCAATGGGAACCTATCGTAATATGGCAACTTGTCCTTCGTCTTGGCTTCATAGAAATAAAAGTACATATGTCCTATCAAAGTATCGTCTACGAGTCGTCCTCTGTCGCTTAGGAGTGATTGGCGTGACGGTTTTAACTTACTTATTTTATTCAACAACCAATCTCTAGCTTGCCGAGAACGAGGTTGGTAACCTTCCTTGGTAAGTTGTTGATTAATTCGGTCGAGTAAATATGCCATGTTCTATTTATATTAGGTGAAAACAATTAATTACCATAGATTATCAGTTTTAAACACATAAGTAGCGGTGCTGCTTTAAATGATTAATTAGATACCTAAATCCTTCTCCGTCAGTACTAAGAACTTCCATCCATGTTCTTGACAAAAGATATCAGCTGCTCGCCACTTTTCTTGGTTAACAGCATAAGTTGCGGCTTCTTGAATAAATCGTTTGGTCTTTTTCTTTTGAACTGGCATCTTGGTTTGTGCGTCAGGTTTGACCTCTATTACATAGGTCATTACAGAACCATCTTTCTGTCTCATCTTGGCAATAAAATCAGGAAAGTATCTGTGCATTTTATTATCTACTGGACTTCTATAGGGAATTACAAGCTCTTCTGAGTTCCACCATATCACATTTGGATGAATATCCAGCCATTTCATCACTCTCAATTCCCAAGTGGAACGATAGATGATATTAGTTGAATCACCATTATATTTCTTTGGATTCTTTGGATTGAAGAATCCTTTGTAAGATTTGCCATATGTCATATAAATATATAGATGCCAATTTTAATGTAATAGGATAAAAATGTCATTTTTCAAAATCATAGATGTGATAACAAACTCTAATGGTAATAGATTAGGTGGCCCATCATCGCTTGGCGGAAAACAATATGAAAAGAATACTTATCGTTTTCCAGAAGATGTTGGGAGTTATGATAAAGGACATTACATCCTATTTAACATTAATGAACAAGTCAACACTCAGTTTATTAATCCGCAATCTAGTCAACTGACCGCCGGCGATACCCCAACCGTTATAAGAAACATTCAAGATTTGCAAAATAGAAGAGGAATAACGAATGTTTCTGGAGTTTTTCAACAGGGTTTAGGTGTCGTATCGCAAGCTGGTGCAGCACTTGCAAGTAGACTTAATAGTAATCCAAATACTTCGGGTTTACTTGGTGGATTAAGCAATACCTTGCAGAGTGGCATCACTACTGTAGCAAGCGCCGCTGGGCCTCAGTTCACAGCGGCCGTGGGTAATACTGTTGATGGATTAAAAAATATAGCTGCAGGTATTAAAGGAGACACATTTCTAAGAACTATACGAAGAACGAAAGATACAATAGCTTTGTATATGCCCGATTCATTAAGATTTAGTTATGGTCAAAGCTACAGACCTTTGGAACTTGGTAGTGGATCATTAGCTATGGGTGCAGCTTTTGCTTCATCAGGTTATGAAACAATTAAAAATAATGACACATCAAATATGGCACCATTCGGTGTTAATTATTTAGCTCAAAGGTCTGGTCAACCTATACTTAGAGCACTAGCTGCAGCTGGAACAGGCCTTGTTGCTAATCCAATGTTAGAATTAATTTATTCCTCACCTAAATTTAGGGAATTTTCTTTTAATTTTATGTTGTATCCTAGATCCGAAAAAGAAGCGGAACAGGTTCAAAAAATATTAGAAACACTAAGATTCCATTCGGCTCCAGAAATTAAAAGAAATACAGGAGGATTTTTTCTTATTCCGCCGTCAGAATTTGATATTTCATTCATGTATAATGGCAGACCCAATCCCAACATTGATAAAGTTTCAACTTGTGTTTTAACGAATATATCAGTTGACTATGCGCCAAAAGGATTTCATGCATATGAGGTTGGCGGAGAAAATGATGCTAAACTTGGTAGAACCGGTATGCCAGTTGGTATTGGTTTGTCATTAACATTTATGGAAACACAAATTCTCACTAAAGAGTACCATAGAGGAACACAATTTGATGTAAGTACTGGCGCTATTGGTAGCTTTCAACAATTTGGTTCTGGCAATGAATTTGGTAATCAAGATTTAGGACAATTCCTCTAAGATAATATATGGCAAACTATTTCTATAATTTTCCAACGACATACTATATCAATTCAGATGATAATTCTGATTTAGATGTTGTTACCGATATAACAAAGCGTGTAGCTTTTGAAGAAGAATTCAAAAAGAATTCTGCTGCTTATATTAAATTTGTTGTTACTGATGAAGATACACCAGAAATTACAGCATTTAAATTTTATGGTGATGCTGAAAAACACTGGATAGTTTTGATGATGAATGACATTATTGATCCTCAATTTGATTGGCCAATGAAAGAAAGAGATTTAATTAAATTTATTAATAACAAATATTCAGCTAATGCTTCAAATACTCAAACTGGTTTAGAGTGGGCTCAGTCTAATATCCAATCTTATTATAAAGTGCAAACCAAAACTATAGTTTCCACGGGTGAAAAATCTGAAGATAAAATTAAGGTTGATAGTGGAACATATGCGAACATCACACCATCAAATGTAACATATACATTGCAGAATGGTAAACAGCTAACTATTGATACATCAAAAGAAACGGAAACATATTTTGAATATGAAACCGAACTAAACGATGAAAAAAGAAATATAATCCTTTTAAGAGATGAGTTTGTGCCAGCTGCTATGAGAGAACTGAAAACTATTTTTGATATTAATGTTTAATATATGTCACAAAATTCTATTGTAAAAACAAACCAATTTGAAATACAATCTTTAGTAATTTTATCTCCAAATCAAAAAATAGAAATTGATATTCGTTCTATTTTTGAAGAATTAAATATACATGATAGTGTTTTATTAAATACAATATCTGGTGATATTATTATTACCGATTCCATCGGCGTTTTAAAGGGATTTGAATTTGATGGATTTCAATACTTATATGTTGAAATGTCAAAAACTGAAGATAAAAGATTTTCATATAAAAAATTATTTCATATTTACAAACAAAGTTTAAAATATACAATTAAACCAGGAGCTGTTTCTTATAGATTAAATTTTATTTCTGATGAATATACCACATCGGAACAAACAAAAGTTGCACAACACTATCAATTTTCTTATTCAAAAATAGCTCAATTAATTTTAAAAGATCATTTAAAAATACAAAAAGAAAAGTTTGGTCAATTCAGTGATTCACAAGGTATCAGAAGTGTTATTATCCCCACAATGACACCGTTAGATGCTATTACATGGTGTTCAAAAAGAGCTTTAGATGTAAATGATAAACCAACTTTTTTGTTTTTTGAAAATTCTGATGGGTTTAATTTTATGTCCTTGAATGATATTTTCAAACAAACTCCTTTACATGATATTAATATATCACCAAAAAATATAGTGGATAATATGAACATTGAACTTTTTGGCACTAGAAATTATGAACTTATTGATCAATATGATTTTATTCAAAATGTAACATCTGGTGTATTTGCAAAAACTGGAAGATTTTATGATATTTTAAACAGAACATTTAGAGAAATAAAAAGTGATTATTTTAAAGATCAAATTGGACTTACTTCTCTTAATCCACAAAAAAATGCACCACCAGCTAAAGTTAATGTGCATAATTTAAGACCAGAACAAGCTTTTCAAAGCAAATATGTATCATATTATTACAATTCAAACCCAAAAGGTAATGAAGAATCTCCTGAAAAATGGTTGTTACAAAGAGAAGCTATATTTCAAAATTTGTTCGCTAAAAGAATTAGAATTGAAATGTCTGGTTTATTCACATACACTTCGGGAAAATTGTTAAAAGTATTTGTTCCAAATTTTTCAGTAAGTACAAAACAAGATGAGGGTTTAAACCAATTCTTAACAGGCAATTACATGATCATAGCTACACAACATAAATTGAGAGCAGAAGGGCAAGAGCACACAACAATAATGGATCTGGTATCAGATTCAACTATAAATATTAAATAATAATGTTACTATCACAATCATATTTTGGAATTGGAATTGTTGAAGATAATAATGATCCTGAAAAATTTGGTAGGGTTCGTGTGCGTATATTTGATATTCACGGAAATGATAAGGTAAGAATTCCAACGGATAAACTACCATTTGCTCATGTGCTTCATGCTGCAAACAATAAGAGTAAATTTGAAACTATAGCTATCGGAGATTGGGTTTATGTAACAACTCTAGATGGCCAAAATGCACAAGAAATTTTAGTTCTTGGTGTTTTACCTGGACTTGTTCCACCAAATGCAGCCGCTAGAGCTCTCTCGGCTGCTGGCGGTTTAACTGGCCCACCTTGAAAAATTAAATAAAATATGGCAATTACAACTATAGATATAACAGCTCAACAACAGTATGTTAGGACAGCTGCGTTTAACAAGGCTTTGTCTGAAGGCAT